GTTCTATGGGTTCTAGCGGGGTTAATATTTTCAACGGTGTAAGCGTAGAAGAAACCAGCCGTGATCTTAACTGGCCTACATCAGCTAGGACGTTCAAAGAAATGTCCATGCATACCAGCGTTAACGCTTGTCTTACTCTGTACGATAATCTAATCTCTAAAGTAGTATGGCGAGTAGTAGCACCTGAACGAGCAACAGAAGAAGAACAGAAACAAGCTGAGTTTATTAGTCAGTGCCTGCATGATATGGATACTTCGTTTCGGCAGGTTATCCGAGATAGCCTTACCAGCAACGTGTACGGTTTTGCAGTTCAAGAGAAAGTATACCGCCGTAGATACAAATCCAACGGGAGTATGTACGATGATGGTAAGATCGCTCTAAAGAAGATTGCTCTGCGTAATCAGGAAACTATCGAGAAGTTTGTAATGGATGATAGCAACTCTGAAGTTCTCGGGGTTAAGCAGAATCTAAACTTAGTAAACGGTAGTAACTACATCGGTAACAAAGCAGGTACTGTAGTTATCCCACGTAGCAAGTTCATGCATGTTACTACTGGTAGAAACCGTGGCAATCCTTTTGGTATTTCACCGCTAAGGGATGCTTATCTAGCTTGGCGTTATCTAACGGTTATTCAAGAGATTGAAGCTGCTGGTATCAGCAAGGACTTAACTGGTATTCCACTGCTGGAGATTCCACCGCAGTATATGTCTGCAGATGCTACACCAGAGCAAAAAGCTATTTACGAAGAATTCAAGAACATGATTCGTAACGTTCAGGTAGGGGCTCAAGCAGGTATTATTCTACCCAGCAGTGCTGATCCTGAGACACGTACCAAGATGTTTGATTTCCGGTTGGTATCGAACGAAGGTGGTAAGAAGAACTTTGATATTGATAAAGTAAAAAGCTATTATCAATCTCAGATTTACGTAGCTTTATGCGCTGACGTTCTGCAGCTAGGCAATACCGGAGTAGGATCGTTTAGCTTAGGCGTACTCAAGAACACGCTTACTGGTGCTGCTATTGAATCCATGCTGGATAACATCGTAGAGACTTTTAACCGCGAGGTTATTCGTCAGTTGTACGATCTGAACGGCTTTGATGTTTCACGCGCTTGTAGGCTCGATTACGAAGGTCTGCATAGCAGCGATCTAGATACGCTAAGCAAGTTTATCCAGCGTACAGCATCGGTTGGTCTACTAGAGAAAGATCGGGATATGCTCAACAGTATCCGCAAGGCTATGGGACTTGATGCTAAGCCTGAAGATGAACCCGTGGATGAATCAGTGTTAACTGGAAATTCATCTAAGGCTGGAGAGCAATTAGGTAATCCTCTAGATGGTAGTAGAACTACCGCTGGGGATGGAACTGACGCTTCAGTTAGTAATCTAGAAAACTCATAAGCTAAGGAACAGAATGTATTCGTTTCCAAACAACATCCCTACGTTTGCTAAGAACAAATCAGAAGCAGTTCAAAAAGTAGCAATTGAAGTTTTCAACACCGAGATGCGAAAGTCAAAGGATGAAAACAAAGCTCGTGTCGCTGCACTAGCTGCTATGGTAAACGCAGAAAAAGAATTCAAGTCTAGAGTAAACAAACAAGCAAGTAAATCCGTTATGGATATTATCAAAGCTAAGTACGTAACAGAGGAATAAAATGCCAGCTATTAAAGAGTTTTACCTTGATCCTAGAAACGGTCAGGCTAATTTTGAATACGATGATGGGACTACTAAGGTAGTTAGTTTAGATCAAGCATCAGGTTCAGGGGGTGGCCCGGTCGGGACGTTCGGCAATACGTCCTTGCTTGAAGCCGCGTTTCCGGCAGCATCCAATGGCGGGAGAAATGCATTGGTGGGGGCAGCGGCACCATACGTGTCCGCGTTGAGCGATGGCGTTGCGTGGCGCATGCAGGCAAACACAGCGTATCTCGGCCCGGTAGCCACCCGGAACCTAGTCCCAAATGCAAAGCACGCGACGAACAAACAGGGCATGTTCCGTACGGTGCATTACGCCCGAGACAATATCTCTGCATTGCAGCTTGGGTTTGCAAATTGGTATTACGCATTCACGGTTGAATCTACAACTTCCTCCGCAAACACATTCACCGCGTCGGTCGAATACCCAATCGGCACCACACCGCAGCGCATTTTGTTCAGCGGCAGCGACACAGGAACAGCGCCCAACGGGACGACGCTTTTTTCCGACATGCTCTTGCTGACCGTGCAAATTCCGGAAGGTGAGCCGTTTGTCGTCTATACGTGGAGCAGCAACTCTGGTGGGTTGCTTTACAACACGACTTGCGCCTATATCGCCGGAGACCGGGGGGTGTTTGGTGTTACGACTGCCGATCTGACGGCTACCGGCAGCGCCACGTTTGGCTCTCCGTCTGTTGGCACGTTTCCTCCGCTGGTCGCAATTCTTGGGATGACTACGAAACCGACGGTCGCCTTGATTGGCGACAGCATCATGTTGGGCGCGGCAACCTTGGTCACTGCCGCGTCAGCCGGAAACTTTGGGGGTGATAACGGCTTCACTGGGCGAAGCATCGGACAAAAGCTCGCATACATCAACATGGGGTCGTACGGCGACAAGGTGCAAACCTACTTGACTCAGGCTCCGAGACGGCAAGCCCTGGCGGCGTACTGCAGCCATCGCGTCTGCAACTATGGCACCAACGACATTAATGCGGGTAGGACCGCTGTTCAGGTGCTGGCCGATCTGGCTGCTGTTGCTGCTCTGGCTCCGAAAAAGCCGATGCACCAAGCAACAGTTTGCCCCTTAACAACATCGACAGATTCATGGACTACTGTAGGAAATCAAACGGTAGCAGCTACAGAAGCCGAGCGAGTAGCCTTAAATAATGCACTGCGCGATGCACCGGTGTGGGCTGCAGGGCTGATTGATCTGGCGGACAAAATGGAGTCTGGGTACAACTCCGGCTTTTGGAAAGCTCCGGGCTTTACTGCGGATGGTACACACCCATCAATTCGTGCCCAGACCTATGCACAGGGCGCTGGAGTGGTTAATCCAACCGTGTTCTCGCGCTGATTCCCCCTGCCGGTAAGTATTGATTTAACCTAACTAACAAAGGAGTCCAATGTCTTGGCTTGTTTCTTCTCCACCAAAAGAACTAATCGGTAAATCCCAGCAAGCGATCCAAGCTGGAGTCAAGGCAGGAAACTCCGCGTTAATTCAGGGTAAAACCCAAACAGAAGCGGTTGCTCTTGCAGTTGCTTCTGCTACGCTTGTAGAAAAGGTTCAGGAACGCATTAAAAGGCCCGTAGAAGCCTCTGAACCTGCTTTACCTTGGCATATGCAGTGTATCTTAAATAAAGCTGCTGTAGAGCCTTCTACGGCTTCTGAGGATGCTTCTGAAGTTCGTATACCAATCAGGCAAGCGTACCTAGGTAAAACTAGCTTAACTGCTGATCCAGAAAGAAGCCTAGTCCATGCTGATTTCGATAGTCAACAACGGTTAGTGCTTACGTTTGATACAGGCGAGAAAATCACTACTAAGCCTATTAATTTGCAAGAAACTGTAGAGCAGCATTTCACTGCTTTAGCTCCTAGTCTTTATCCGTTTATCAGGTTTGATACTCTGCTGGATAAGCCCTTGCATCAAGAAGGTATGTTGTTCTACGATAAGCAAGATCACTCGCTTGCTTACTACAACGAAGACCAAGAAGTTACGGTAAACATCGGCAGAGAACAGCTAGTCCGGGTGTATAACAACACCGCTACAACTATCCCAGATACTAGGCTTGTTTACGTAAACGGTGCTAACACAGGGTGGCCTACGGTTGCTTTAGCTATAGCTAATACCAGAGCTACTTCTCAGAGTATTATTGGTATGGCTACATCTACTATTGAAGCTGGTAGCTATGGGTATGTATGCGTAGCTGGTATTGTCAACGGTATTGACACAAGCGGTTATACCGCAGGTACGCTGCTGTATTTATCAGCGACAGTCCCAGGTGGGTATACAAGCGAAGCACCAATGCAGCCTAACTTTGAAGTTGAAATAGGTACGGTGATCTTTCCTGATTTACACGGTAAGGTACTAATCCAGATCAACAAACACGAGTGGCATCCCTCGCTTGAGTTACTGCACCCTGCTGCAACAACTACGCTACCTACAGTTCCTACGGTATTCAAGCCTAGCATGGTAGCGTATAACAACGGATTTCAGTACGATAGTTCAACTGGTGAAATACTAATCGAGAACTCAGGTTCTTACGGTATTACTATTCAGTTCAATGCTGTTCCATCAGCTAGTAACAAGAACGTATACTTCTACGCTGAAGAAGATACCGGATCAGGCTGGCAACCTAAGCGATACTCAGGTAGAAGACTTGAACTAGTTAACGCTCAAGAAACGCAGTTGGTTATTACAGCAGATAGATACTTTCCTAAAGGTACACGTATGCGGCACGTGCTTTATGCAGAGAGCACTGTGCAATTAAAATCTACGGATTTACCTGGGACTCCAGCGGGAACAGTTACGCTACCAGCTTTTAGATTTATGATGGCTTAATACTGTTATGCAGTCTGCAATTATCATGCATAAACTGCATAACATTGACTTTAGATTTCATCAAAGTTATAATACTTTCCATTAAGAACAGGCTAATATGCATAAAAGTAATAACAACAAACCATTGCATTCTTTCTATAATTCTAGAATTGCTAAATCAGTAAACCAAGAACTAATGCAAGCTACGTTTGTAGTTATGGTTCCTGACGAAGTTGATCTGCACGGTGATTCAACCACAGAAGAAGAAGTACGCAAAGCCTGCCACAGCTTCAACAAGCATTGCAGAACAGCTAACCTTTTCCATATGACAGCTACTGATAGTTTTGAATTCGCAGAGAGCTATATTGCTCCTGTGGATTTTATTCTAGATCAGCGTGAGATTAAAAAAGGTACGTGGCTATGCACGGTTCAATGCCTAGATAACCAAGTATGGGAACTGATTAAATCCGGAGAGATTAACGGGGTTAGCGTGGGATGCCTTGCGTCCGTTACACCAGTAGATGATTCAGAGACTACCACAGAATAAAGGAACACAATGCAACGAAAACTAAAACGAAAGCTATCTGATATTAGCTTTGAGCATGAAACGGCGCATGTAGCTCTTGTTTCTAAGAATCAGCAGGGCCCCGCCAATGGTCACGACTACGCAATGGTTCTGAAGTCACGGCAGTTCTCACCAGAGTTTATTACTAAGGCTAGTTCAGTCAAAGTAGAACTAGAGATTACCGAGTATCTTGAACGGTTCTTTCACCTGTACGGTACTCAAGCTGAAATCCTTGCACGTACCCTAGGTTTTACTACAGCAGGTATGGATAAAGCTGCTATGGAAGCTCAGGAAGAACTTCTAGAGTCAACAGAACCTCCTGAGTATCCTGATTGGGATAAAGAACCCGGTGATAAGGAATACGAAGCTTATGTAAACAGCAAACTAGCTTCTATTCAGGTAATGAAGTCTCTGAAAGATTCTGATGATATTGCTTCAGTTCTGGTTAAGCTGACTGAAGATGATTATCTGCAGTTTCTGCAAGATCAATCAGTTCTAGAGAAAGCCTTTAAAGCAATTGAAACGGAAGCCTCTAAGGCAACTGAAGTTAACAAACAAACAGCTAAACCCAAACCTAAACAAAAGGAACAACCGATGCAAAAGCAAGACGTTGAGCTAGTAGAGAAGTCTGCGCTTGCAGTCGTTCAGAAAGCTCTAGAAGCACAGACTCAGGAACTAGAAGCTGCAAAGCAATCTCTAGAGAAAGCTAACGAACAACACCGCGTTGAACTTCAGAAAGCTCTAGATGCTATCGCTGATTTCAAGCTGAAGGAAACGCAAGCTGTAACCAAGGCTCGACTAGAGCTAGTTAAGGCTGCTGTTAAGGATGACGCTAAGGCTGATGTGCTGTTCAAGGCAGTTGGTCTAGTAGAAGACGAAGCAGAGTTTACTGCTGTTGTGAAAGCTCTTGCTGAAATGCAAGCTCAGGTAGAGAAATCTGCGCTGTTCCAAGAGCAGGGTACGCAGCTAGATGAAGCTGACGTGGTTAAAGAATCTGCTATTGCTCGGGTGCTGAAAGCCCGTGCTGTTAAGTAATTAGATAACAAGTTAATAAAGGAAATATAAAATGGCACTACTTTTTACTGAGAACAAGCGTTTCAGCAATACCGTCAAAGCTGAACTCTGGCCTGAAATGGGCTACACCCGCGCGGTAGTTACGTACAACGGCACTGCTGGTGAACTGAAGATTGGTTCTGTATTGGGCAAGGTTACTTCAGGTGGCAAGTACAAGCTAGCAGTTCAAACTGCTTCAGATGGTTCACAAACTGCTGACGCTATTGTCATCGAAGACAAGACCGCAGTTCTGAACACCGATCTTAAGATTCTTGTCCTGATTAAAGGCCCTGCAGTAGTTTCTAAGGCTGCTCTGATTCTAGACGCCAGCTATGACCTTGACGCTGAAAAAGCAGTTGTCTACGCTTCGCTTGAAGCTAAGGGCATCCAAGTTAACGACGCTGTCTAAGCATCAGTTCTAAATAACATAAAGGAAATATAAAAATGGCTATTATTCGCAGCTTTGACAAACCGTTTGAAGTAGTTGACCTAACTGAAGAACTTAATCTAATTAGTAACACTTGGGGCTTGATTAACGAACTTGGTATTTTCCGTAATGAGGCTGTTGCTCAGCACTCTATTGCTGTTGAAGCAACCGCTGGTACTCTCAGCGTTATTCCTGATACTGTTCGCGGTTCACGTAATACCGTAAACAAGGACGATACTCGGGCTATCCACATGTTTGGTATTCCCCATTTTCCCTTAGACGATCAAATTTCACCACAAGACCTAGTTGCTAAGCGTGCGTATGGTTCAGACCAGAACGATACCGAAGCTGCAGTTATTGCTCGTAAGCTGGAGCGCATCCGCCGCAACCATGCTGTTACGCTGGAAGCTGCGCGTGCTTTCGCTATTACTAACGGTGCTGTGTACGCTCCTAACGGTACTGTAGTTGATAACTACTACACCAGCTTCGGTGTTACCCGTAAGGAAATCGACTTTGTTCTAGGTACTTCAACTACTGATGTTACTGCCAAGATTGAAGAAGGTATTGCTCACCAGCAAGACAACCAACTGTCTGGTGAAATCGTCAGTGGTTCAATGGTACTTTGCAGCCCTGAGTTCTTTGCTAAGCTGATTGCTCAAGCTGGTGTCAAGGAAGCCTATAAGTATTACCAGAGTCTGCAAGACCCGCTGCGTCAGCGTCTAGGCTCAGGTCTGTATCGTCGTTTTTCACATGGCGGAATGGATTTTGTCGAATATCGCGGTTCCTATAACGGTGTTCGTCTGATTCCTGCTGGCGATGCCTATGCTGTTCCTATGGGCACTACTGACAGCTTCATCACGTATTTCTCAAGTGCGAACAAGCTATCACTAGTTGGTACGCTGGGTCAAGAGGCTTACGTGTTCCAGTACCGCGACCCACGCGATGAAGGCATCCTACTGCAATCAGAGTCTAACCACCTGTCACTGGTTCGTCGCCCTGGTACTGTTGTGCGTCTGTTCTCAAGCAACTAATCACTAGTTGATCTAAGAAGGGGTTTATCCCCCTTCTATCTTAGGGTCTTGCTCTGTACGTACACAGGGCCTTAAGATAGAATGAATTTGTAGCTACTTCGACGGAAGGAAAAGACTGTCTATCTACCAGTCCTGCTACACCTTATAAAGTAGAGTTTCCGAGAGGATTTAGGTATGCATTTCACAAGCAAGCAACTTTCCGATATTTACGCCGACTACGAAGCTGGTATCAAAGTCCGAGATATTTCAAAAAGATACGGATGCTCAACTACTACTCTTTACACAAAAATGAGAGAAGCTGGCTACCACATCAAAACTAATGCAGAAGCTCACAAGTCTCTGCTAGTAACAAACGATGACGTATTCTCAGATTTCACCCGTGAGGAAGATGCCTACTGGTACGGATTTCTACTTGGGGATGGTAATCTATCAAAAGTAGGTAACAGAATCTCTTTGACGCTTGCTGTAATTGATGAGCCACACTTAGTTAAGTTTGGAAAATATCTAGGCTACACTGATAAACCAAGGCCAGTTAGATTTGATGCTAATCAAGTAATTTTCAGATCAGAGAGTATTGCTAACAGGTTGCGTAAACAAGGGTACGAACCAGCTAAAAGTACTAAAGAAAAACTGCCGTCATTTGGTCATCTGCATGGGGAAAGCTCTATCCATTTCTGGAGAGGCATGATTGACTCAGATGGTACAATGGGCTTGTATGGTCGATCAGTGAGAGTAGGTTTAATTGGTAGTGTTGAGATAATTAACGGATTTAGAGATTTTTGTAACGCTAACCTTTCATTAAAAGGTGAAGGTAATGCGTACACACCAACCCGTTCACCTTCAGTCAGGACAATTTTTTATCACAGTGAAGATGCACTTAAAGTACTTCGTCTGTTGTATAAAGACTCTACTGTTTACTTAGATCGTAAGTTTAAACTAGCAAACGAACTATTGACATTACAATCTCGTTTTGATGATAAAAACGAAAATCGATATGTTGGTTTCTCTGAGGCAAACAACAGATGGAGAATTACAGCTACTCTACCCGACTACAACTATAGTAAAACTGGAGTTTGCGCTAGGATTACTCTAGGGTCATACAAAACCAAAGAAGAAGCAATCGCTATACGTGACGAATTCCTAGACCTGTATAACGAACTTAAAGCAGCATAACTAATCCTGCACATAGAGCAAAGGTTAATCCAGTGCTCTATCTACAGTATTATCTAAAGCATTACCTAAAGAATAAACCAATAAAGGAACCCTATGGCATTAACAGCAATTCAACAAGTCCGTCTGTTAGTTCAGGATAACTCCCCTGGTTTGTACTTTTTATCAGACGATGAGATTACCTATCTGCTAGACCGGAATAATCAATCAGTTAACCGTTCATCAATGGAAGCTGCAAGAATCATCTTGTTCCAGCTTAGTATGCGTGGGGATGAATCCGTAGATATTCTTAGCATCAAGGGTAGTAAAGCAGCGTTTGCTTATAAAGAAGCCCTGCAGCTTTATATCAAGAACCCTGATATGAACCCTGCGCTTACGTTATCTAAAGTCTACGCTGGTAATATCTCTAAATCTGATATGCAGGCTAACGTAGATAACAGCGATAACAACGTAGTAACTACAGCAGGTCAATATCAGACTACGCCAGTTACTACCAGCAATGACTTCTTTAGCTTAGTTTGATTATGAATCAGTTTGATAGAACAGTAATCGCTGCTATTAACCGACACGGTATTGATGCTGTTTACAGCAGTACGTCCACCGGTGTGTATAACCCAGCTACAGGCACGGCTACTAACACATCAGCTAGTTATACCGTCAAGGTATATAAGCGGCAGTTTCTAGCTACGCAGTTTAACCAGCCGCATCTAGTAGGCAAGGAAACAGCAATGTTCTACGTAGCTGCTAGCCAGTTAGCGGTAGTACCTAAGCCTCAAGATACGCTAGAGTTCAACGGTAAGTTGTTCAAGCTGGATTCAGTGCAAGAACATGCTGCTCATGGTGCTGTGGTGTTGTATAGGCTAATTGGCGTAGCTTAACGGCTTAATAGTTCTAGGGAGCTCTAGAACAGCCTACAAGCCGCCATAACCGCTGTAGATAGCCTAGGGTAGCCTGAAGGCTCTAGCGTGGCTTGTAGAGGCTTCTAGAGGACTATATGAAAATCATCATAAACACAGACAAACTCCTAGCTGAACTAGAGCAGTACAAACTAGAAGTACAACGTAAGCTAACCGGCATGGTACAGGCGTTTGCTTATAGCTTTGCTGTAGCAGCTATTCATAACACCCCGCTAGGTAATGCAGAACAGTACGCAGGTTTGTACAACCTACGATCTAGACTAAACGCTGGGCTTACACCAGTAGCAGGACATGCTAAAGCTGGATGGTGGATGACCATGAACTACCAGAAGATTGGTGGTACTAGAGCAGAAGCTGACCCTACTGGTACAGTAACTGCAGGGCGTATGCAGGAACAGAGCAAGGGCTTTAAGCTAGGTGATACCGTGTATCTAACCAACATTACACCTTACGTTGCTACTCCGGGATGGAGTAATCCGATGTTTGGTTCGTTGGAAAAAGGATATTCTAGACAAGCACCTCAAGGTATTGCACTACCTACTATTGCAGATATTCAGACTATCTACAGACAAGACTTGGTTAGATTCTATAACGAATCATAATACTTAACAGAAGGAACAGTATGGCTACTACAGTAAAAGAATTTTATCTAGATATGAGGGATGGGTCTGCTACTTTTGAGTACGATGATGACTCGGTAAAGACCGTAAGGTTAGATCAATCCCCGGTGTCAGGGGCTGGGATCACCACGCTTACCGGGTTGATCCGTGTCGGCAATCTGGATCGAGCGATCGCGGCGTATTTACGTCGCCGGGTATGTCGGTGTATGACAACCGCCTCACGATCAGCGGCGGGTGGGGTTATTCCGTGCAGCAACTCGGCGGGCAGATGTTTCGACTGCTGTCTGGTGGGGCCGGGACATTCCGATTCGCACTGCCGACCAATACTGCAAGAGTGCGGGTCTTTTATCTCTCGCAAGGCGCAAACATCGGCGTACAGACAAACCTAGGCTCAATCGGATCGATCACCGACAACACGCAAAAAGTCGAGTACAAGGATTTTGCGGTCCAGCCCGGCGCAACGTATGCCGAATTGATCCAGCCCGCTGCTCAGACAATTTACGTCTGCGGCATCTATGCCCTGTCAGCAACGCAAAAAGCGGTTCTCGTCAACGCAGGCCAGAACGGCGCACTGGTGTCGACGTACACCGGAAACTCCGCAACCTACGATCCGATCCCGACACTCAAAAACCTTGCGCCGTCGCTGTCGATCATCAATCTGACGATCAACGACGCAAACTCGAACACAGCCATACTCACGTACCAAACCGGGCTGGCAACCCTGATCGAAACTGCGTTGCTAGGTGGTGATGTTGCGTTGGAGTTTGGTTTTCCATCAAACAACACTCAGGCGACAGACGGCACAAACTATGCCGTCCGAAAGGCAGTTCTTGAGCTGGCACAGGCTTATAACTTATCAGTAATAAGTTTCCCGGCCGTCGTGCGAGGATCGTGGGCGAATGCAAATGCAGCCGGATACACGCTCGACAATTTGCACGCGAATTACAGCGGGTATGGACGCGAGGCGCAATATGCGATGAAGCCGCTGATTGATCTGGTGATGGCCTGATCCCAATCCCCTGCCGGTGAGTATTGAATTTACCACCGGCTCTGTACTAAACTTTTACCAAAGGAGTTAGCCTAAATGAGCTTAGTCAAAATCAAGAAAGCTCTAGAGCAACGCTTAGCTGCGCTAACTCCGGTTCTACCTACAGCTTATGAAGCAGTTAGCTTTGAGCCTGTGCAATCAGTACCATATCAACGTGTACAAGTAATCGCACAGACGCCAGACAACAATACTCTAGGTCAACAGCACTACAAAGAACAAGGTCAACTACAGTTGTTCCTATGCTATCCAACTAATCGTGGTACTGGTGAAGTATTAGCACGAGCTGATCTTACGAGAGCTTGGTTTGCTAGAGGTACTACACTAGTAGAGCAAGACATTACTGTAGTAGTTGATGGTACTCCTAGTATTCAGGGTTCTGTAGTTGTTGGAGATAGAGTAATCGTTCCAGTCTTAGTCAACTGGTATGCTGAAGTGTTTGGTAGTTGATTGGTACAAAATAATAATATTCTACTAGTCTTCTAAAACTAGCTAAGAACGGTAAGCTGACGCTTTAGCTGTATAGGTAGTAAAACCATAATAGAACTATAGCAAGTACGATAGCTTACCGTTTAGTTGTGGTTTGTCTTAGTGACTTGGTTAGTGCTTGATACGGTAGATGTACGGTAGCTGACCTGTAGATGTACGGTAGCTGACCTGTAGATGTACGGTAGCTTAGGCGTAGCAGACGTTGTACCCCCTAAGAAGTTCTATAGACTTTTGTACCTCAAAAACACTGTTTACGTACACGTTACGTACAAACATCAGCTTAGGGTAGGTTTGTCTATAGACTTTTATGTCTGAAAACAGCCCCTAGCGTACACGTTACGTACATCAGACGGTCTACCCATCAGAAGTGCTATGAACTTTTACGTCTGAAAAACACCGTTTAGAAACACAAAAGAAACACTGATGTAGCTACCCCTAAGAAGTTTTATAGACTTTTTGTCTAAAAAACAGCGAAAAGAAACACAAAAGAAACACTGAAGGTTCTACCCCATGTTTGTCTATAGACTTTTGTACCTCAAAACAGCATGTTTGAAACACAAAAGAAACACAACCTAAGCTGACGGTCAGTTCTTGCTGTTGCTACGCCGCAGGGAGTTCAGCTTGTTGCGGGTGATCCCAAGCACCTTGCAGGCTTCAGTATCGTTCAGGTTGTTGTTCTTTATCATTGCCTCGGCTTCGACCAGAAGGAAGTAGTCTTCGTCGCTAGCATCCATGACGTTGATGACCTCGTTGAACTTCTGCTTGTAGTCAAGAGACTGACGCTGTTGCTGATCTAGTTCGTCTACTTGCGTACTGAGCCATTCAGAGTGCTCTACTTGGTGTTGCAGTTCGGTAGTCAGTTCTGCTGCTTGTGCGTACACCTTAAGCGCAGCTTTCAGTTCAGCAATAGTCTTTGACTTGTTGATCTGCTTGAAAGCTAGCTGCAGCAAACCGTTGTCTGTACAGAACTTGTTTGTGTAATTGCTTATAGCTTGTTTGATATAACTACTAGTATGTTTGTTCTTTGTAGTAATAAGCTGTTCAGGTACTGCAGACTGAGCTTGACCTGCTAGTGCTTGCTCAATAATCAAACTGCAGTAATCAATCACCTGCTCAGAGCTAACTTCAGATTGCGAAGTCTCGCTGAGTTTCTGCAGGATCAAAGCATTAGCTTGCAGCAGCTTGATACGTGCGGATTTAACCGTAGAAACATCCTTGCTGATGTTAAGCAAGCTGATACGTTCAATAAGATCGTTCAGGATTTCATCGGTGTTATAGCTGTTGGTCTGCATTTGCTGCTCCAGTAAGTTGTACGGTGAAGCAATGCTAACAGCTTATAAGCACTGTTGCAAACAGGGTCTTTGCATAAAAGAAAAGGTAGCTTGCAGATTACAGCAGTAAACTGTATACTCGAATACGTAATAGGCTAGGTTGGCCGACCGAAAAGACGCTTCATCACCGTCAGCCTTATTACTTTTAGTGATGATTCTTGATGGAGAACTAATTTGATTACTTTTGATTCTAGATACAAAGTCGTAGCATATTTGAAAAGCATTGAGCGTAAGAAGTATTACTGCTACATGCTCTCGCATAACGATGTTCCGTTCTACGTTGGAGTGTCAAAGTCAAACACTAGGCTCTATAGCCATGAGAAAGAAGCTGAACCTTTTGCTAAGGTAACTAACGCACTAAAGTCGCGGAAGATTCGCAAGATCAAAAGAGAAGGCGGAACAATTCAATATACTATTGTTAATTTCTTTAGCGGCGATATCGAGATTCAACATGCTGAACGTGCATTGATTCTGCAGTACGGTAGAAAAATTGATAATACTGGAATTCTTACTAATATTCAAGAAGGTGGTGAAGGCTCTACTAATAGACGCCAGAGTAAGAAGCAGATTGCAGCGGCTATTTTGGCAAATACTGGAAGACCTAAAAGTGCTGAGACTATTGAAAGACTAAAAGCGTCAATTAAGACTTCCTACGAACAAGGTCGAAAAGGGTCTTTTACTGGTAAAACTCACACAGAAGAGTGGTCTGCAAAAATGTCTGAGATACAAAAGGAGAGATACAAAAAGAAGCCGGCTTTACGTGGCCCTGAAAGCCCGAACTATGGTCAAGTACGTACAGAGCAGCAAAAACTGAACATAAAGAACGGCAGACCAGACTCCCCATGCTCTGATGAACGTAAGCAGAAACTAAAGGATTTTTGGAATAGTCAACCTGTATTGACCTGCCCTCATTGCGGTAAAGAATCTACGTTCAAACCTGCTATGGTTGCGTATCACTTTGATAACTGCAAGGTGCTGAAAGAAAAGGTAGCTTGTACCTGAAACAAGAACATTTGCAAATGTTAAACTAATTAAACTAAAAGGATATACCAATGGCTATCTCAAGAGGCATTTCTAAGATCGTTGCTCTAAAGCGCGAAACCACGTATGGGGTACTTGCAGGTAATACGGGTGCTCGTCAACTTCGCCGCGTCACAGCGGCCTTCAACCTTGCGAAAGATCAATATCAGAGCAGCGAGCTAAGAAGTGATTACCAAGTAGCCGATATGCGTCACGGCGTTCGTACCGCTGACGGCTCAATCTCAGGCGAACTAAGCCCTGGCTCTTACGCCGACCTAATGGCTGCTGCTCTTAGCAAGGACTTCGTAGCTGGTGTTTCGCTATCTGCTGCTGGTCTAGGTAACCTTACTGTTGCTGGGCCTACTGCTGGTCAATACACCATTACCCGTTCTACCGGCTCAAACATTACCGATGGTGTTCGTCTAGGCGACGTTATCCGTATCGGTGGTACTGGCCTTAACGCTAACGTTGTAGCTAAGAACCTGCTGGTTACTCTAGTTACTGCTACAGTGCTCACTGTTGACGTGCTTAACGGTTCAGTAATGACCCCTAGCGTGTCTACCGCTCTAGCTACTCTGCAAGTAGTCGGTAAGAAGTCTTTCGTACCTCTAACTGGTCACACCAACGACAGCTTCACGGTTGAAGAGTTCTTCGGTGATATTGCTCAATCAGAAGTCTATACCGGCGTCAAGGTCAATACAATCGGTGTCAGCATTCCTGCTACGGGTATCGCTACTGTAGACATCAGCATGATGGGTAAAGACCTTACTCAAACTGGTACTACGCAGTATTTCACTTCACCTACTGCTGCTAGCACTTCAGGTATTCTTACAGGTGTTAACGGCGTTGTTGTGTTTGGTGGTACTCCAGTTGCTCTGATTACTGACGCTAGCTTCAACATCAACCGTAATATCTCAAACGCTACGGTGCTTGGTTCTAACTCTATTGCTGAAGCTTTCAACGGTCGTGCTACTGTAGACGGTTCAATGTCTATCTATTTCAGCGATGTAGTTGCTCGGGATGCTTTCAAGGATGAAACCGAAGTATCTCTGATCTTCACGATGACTTCTAACAACTCAGCTACTTCAGACTTCGTTAGCTTTACGATGCCCCGTTGCAAGGTAAACAGCTTTACCAAGTCAGATGACGAAGCCGGCCTAGTTGCTTCAGTAGATTTCATGGCTCTGCTGAACAGCGCGAACGGTACTGCTGACGCTACTACTATTGTTATCCAAGACTCGCTTGCGTAAACCTTTTAGGTTTACTTATTAGCCTAACTAGCTAAACCTAGTTTAACTAGCCTAAACCCCAGCCTAACCCGCTGGGGTTTTATTATATCTGCTGTTCATTGACAAGCTAAATCTGCAAAGTTATAATCTGTTTTCGATAGGTCAATATAGTTAGTATTGACTTCTAGTAACGGATTCAAAGGAGCATAAATGTTTGATATTAAGAAGCAGGATTATTCCAAGGCTGCTGAAGTAGGTTATAAGTTTGAAGTTAAGCTACCTTCTGGCGTAGGTGCTGGTGCTTACTTCACGGTTATCGGTGATCTATCACCTACGGTTAAGCTGTATAGCCGTGCTCGATTTGAAGAGTACCGCGCTAAGGAAGCTATGCTTGCTCGTAAGGGTAAGTCGATCCAAGATACCCTAGACCTTGATGAAGCTGAAGCTATGGCTGTAGATGCTGCTCTGGTTCGTCTAATCGGTTGGGAAGGTATTACCGAAGACGGTAAGCTTGTAGAGTTCAGCAAAGAGAAAGCCCGTAGTATTCTGACTCAGCATAGCTTCCTGCGTGAGCAGATTATCGCTGAAGCTGCTGACGTAATGAACCATAGCCCTGAAGCAAAAAAAGCTTAATAGAGTTTGCAAAGCAGGAGTTCAAACTCGGTAGCGGATCAAACTCTTACAGAGCTAAACTAGAGTCAGTCGAGAGACAAACTGGTAGGCGTCCAGCAGA